ATACAGCCCCTACGGTTTCTTTAGGTGATGTCGCCACATGCATTCCAGCACCAGCTCCAAATCCTCCTCCGAATGCTTGGAACAGTTCTCTTCCTGTCTTACTAGAGAAGATCTCATTAGCTTTATCATCTCCTAGTTTAGCTCCTACAATATCTAGGAATTGTTGTGCTATCTCTTCTGTGCCTTCGTATATTCCTTTACCAGCTGCTACTGTTAGTACTACTGCTAGTCTCTTACCAGCATTCAATACCATACCATCAGTTAGCTTATCAGACTTTATCAGCTTATCTATTACACCTGATACAACCTTGGTACGTCCTATCATCTCATCTACACCAGATTTATTCAGTAAAGCTTGTCCCCATCCTGTTAAACCTGCTAGAGCTTTATCTCCTAGAGTAGTATACTCTTTACCAGTTTCTTCTTGTCTTCTTTCTAGAGTCTTATTAGCATAGTCAAATGTATTAAGTATGATACCAGCTGCTCTCATAGGTCCAGTCAATAATTCTCCAGCACTCTCTGCTATGAATTCAGGAACAGCATCTAGATTACGTGCTATAGACTTAGCCATTTCTACAGGACTTCCACTATCAAATGCTTTACCAAAGTCTTCCATAGCAGCTTGTGTTCTAGTATCATCATAACCATACTCTGCAGCTTTCTTATATTTATCAAGCCCTGAGAAGTCACCACTCTTGTTATAGTATTCTTTAGTAAAAGAGTTATTACTCATAGTACTAGCTAGTCTTTTTTGAGCTTGGGCATCAGTAGCACCAGTCATAGATTTGTATATCTCCTTACCAACTGCACCACCAGCATCCATAATAGAATCTGCTACTCCAGCAGCTTTTCTACCTATACCATACTGGAGAGCATCTACTATGTTTGAGCCACCATTACTTGTACCAGGCATAGATTCCCATGAAGAAGTTTGATTCACTATAGGTAGCACTGGTGTTACTACATTATCAAAAGGATTATCTATTATATCATTTTCAATAGAATGGATTGGTTGTTGGTTGTATAATAGTCCTGTACCTTGAGTTTGTAGTGCTCCGAAGCTATTATCATAGATTGAAGTACCAGATAGATTGGAAAGTTTTTGTAGTTTATGATCAGCTAGCCCAGCAGCTTTATTAGTTACAAAGGCATTATCATATATAGAAGCCATAGGTATAGTCCTTATGTTATAGTAAAAGGATTATACCATATTCTCTATTGGTATGCTTTGAGGTTCTTACGTAGGGAGTCAAGGTCTACAGAGTCACTGAATAAACCTTGACTTAGATTTTCTATCTCAGAATCTATAGCTTCTTGAGGTACTTTCTTAAATTCATTCTTCATTCGTTTAGATAATGTCATTAAGTCAGAACCACTTGTTCCTCCTATAAGACTACTTCCACCTACTGCATGAAGATCTATCTTACTAGTACCAGATGTTTTATAGTCTTTTATACGTGGATCTTCACTTATCACTCCAGGAGTAAATCCTTGTTTAATTAGTGAGGCATAGTCTTCTGTACTTCTAGCAGGTACTGTACGAATACCACCTGCATCTTTAATTGTCATATTTATAGGAGAAAACTTTGACTTAGTAGACTCTCTATCAGATGCTAATCTTTGTTTCTCTAGTCCTAGTTTTGCATTTTGGAATGATACATCAGTCTTAGCTTTCCATTCTTGCAGACTAAATTCTCTGTTATTATTAGCCTGATCCAGTTCTTTATCAAGACCATGCAGTATAGTTTGAAATCCTAACTTTTGTTGTTCACTCATCTCAGATTTAGGAAGTAGCTTATCAGCGTATGCATTCACATCCATATCTTTAGGATCTATCCCTAGGTTACCAGCCATCATATTTAGGTATGTACGTAGTTCTTCTCTCTTGCCAGCATTATCTTTAGGAAGAATACTTAGTAGTTCACCATACTGTTGTTTTACACCACTTGCTACTTTAGCTACCTGATCAGGACTATACCCTTTACCAGAGAATTGTTGCATTAGTTTAGTACCTGATACAGGTACATCTTTATAACCTGTCTTAGTTATGTATGTTGGTACAGATGCTTGATCAATTCCTTTCTGCTGCTGCTGTGCAACAGCTGTGGCTGTATTCATACTTATTAATGAACCATTCTTATCATCTTTAACATATAGGCTCCCGAAAGGTACTCCTTTACCTGCAACCTCACCATCTTTAGTGTATGTAGTTCCTAAATTTAAACTATTGAAATCTGATGTTAAAACCTTTTTCTCATTAGGAATTGTTTTGTCTCTCATTATATCTTTTAATTGAGACTCTAGTTTAGACTTAGCAGATAAGCCTGCTTCATTCAGATCACGTACAGAGCTTGCTGGTCTAGCAGTATACATTCCTGGAGTATTAAGTATAGCACCAATTTTATCTTCAGTAGTATTCTGTGCTTGTGTCCTAACACTGTTCATTTGTCCTTCTTTATACTGACCTGGAACAGTAACTCCATACTTAAAGGCTGTATTTACTACATTAGGATTACCAGCTACACCATTTTGTACAGTCTCTTGTGTAGGAACTCTCATAGTAGTGTTTGCAAGTCCTTGTGGTACACCATAGGACTGCTGAGGTGGAACTGTAGTATTCTGGAGTACATTGCTCATTTCAGGAGATACAACTGCAGTGTCTTGAGACTGTAGGTGAGGAACAAGATCAGCAGCAGCACTCACAAAGTTTATACGATTATCTCTATCTTGCTTTTGTCTATCAAATTCAGATTGTACCCTAGCATCAGCTTTATCTAATCTGCCTTGTTCTGTTTGGTACCTAGCTTCTTCTTGTTTATCTTTAGCATCTTGTCCTAGTCTAGTAAGATAAGTGTTAGCTACATCTCCTACTTGATTTACATTTTGCATAGCAGTATTCATACTTTGAGCACTACCACTGAAGTTTGGCATTATTTGTTGTAGTTGCATATTAGTCCTTTAACCTATGGCTGCACCAGAAATCTTCTGGCTAGCTAATTGTGCATTTCTTGCAGCTACTTGATCTGAAGACATAGAGTTACCTGCTAGACCTATTCCTACTTCACCTCTATTTTGTAACTCAGTATTGTACTGACTTGCTTGATTTGCAATATTACGATTAGTAGCTGCTTTCTCAAACCCAAACTTATCTTTAGCTAGACCATAGTTCTTATAGCCTAGATATCCATTAGCTAATCCTGCTGCTGCTGATACTCCAGCTGCTACACCACCTACAATACCATCTTTACCAAACATACTTGTACCAGTATCAGTAGGAGTGCCATTATATGTATTAACACTATACTCACCATTATCAATACCAGGTATCTGAGCTAAACCATTAGCACTAGTTGGAGCTTGTTGTAGCGATGGTATGGCAGTATTACCTATTGGAGTTTGCAGACCATTAACAGTAGCACTAGTAACTGATGTTCGAGGCATACCTGTTAATGGGTCTATTGTTATTAGACCACTATCACCATAGTAGGGAGTATAATCCCCAGTCTTTGTGTAAGCATGTCGTGTATCAGCACGTTGTCTTGCAGTAGTTGCCATATTATATCCTTCATATTTATTTTAAGCTTTTAGGTATTATAGCACATTCAACTCTGTAACGACACTATACCTAATCTAAAGTTTTTATCATAGTCATATATACTAGTAGCCATAAACATTGTTTTAGTTAGATCCCAGTTGCACATATAATCAACACCTGCTTTGTATATAGCTATATCATAGCCTTCTATATACCCTTTAGATGTCTGCATTTGGGATAGTGCTTGTACATCACTTGTAGCTAATTGAGAATTAAATCTAGAATTAGCACCATCTATCTCAGCTTGTTTATCAGAAGCTAGTTTCTCGAATGTAGTTCTCTCATTAGATAGCTCATTAGCCTTATACTCAGTATACTGGGTGACTGCTGTTGTGACTGTATTAGCTGCCAATGCACATATACCAACCTCTGATAGTCCTGTTGTATCTGATGTCTCAACTGCTATTGCTATTACTACAGCCACATATAAAGCTTTAAGGTATGGGTTATTGGTACTTGCTAGAAGTTCTTTAATTACATAAGATGAAGCAATACCTAATCCCCAGCTGGCTGCTAGAGAGAGCCATGCTTCTCCACCAGATCCTCCTTCCTCTAACGTAACTATAGTTAAAACTACAGCAATAATAATAACTACAATCTGCACTAGCTTAGCAAACTTTTCAGTCTTATACCAAGCTAGATGCGTAATTACTGCAGAATTCATTTTTAGTCTTAAAGCTTTACGTAAAAATACTAACTTCTCTAATGGGCTTAAACTTAGTATGAATTGAATCCCTACTGGTATTAGAAACTCAGTACTACTTAGACCTGATGCATTACCTTTCACCATACCACCACTCTTAATAACTGTTAAACCATTTAATCCAGCTATAGCATACGTAGTATATTGAGTAGCTGTTATTTGTTTAGATATAAGTAATGCAGGTATATCACCATAAGTTATTACAGGGTTACCATACTCATCTGTAACACCATCAATTAGACCATACACTGTTCCAACTTTATTTGTGTATCCACCTATGGCTACTATAGTACCATTTGCAGATGATTCATATATACCATCCCATGTTAAGACATAGTTGTATGTACCTTCTTCAAACACCATAGTACATTTATCTATAGATACTTCTTTTGCGCTATATATGCTACTAAATAGACTATATAGATATTGTCCTATTACTGAGCTGTTATCTTTACAGTCTACTGCAAAATGTACGAAAGAATCTGTTACTTCATTTATACTAGGATTATCTGTTATATTTGCTATAAGTGATTCAACATCTAATCCAAGATATGACAACATCTTGGAACTTTGTATATACCTAGTGGAGTTCTTATCTGAGTTTATGTTCACTTTGTTTGATCGTAATGTTACTACAGGCATCATATTAATATGTGATACTACTGTACCTCTATCATCTATAGATACATTTCCTGATATGTAGTACCAAACATAGCTAAGTGCTGGATTAACAGTATAGAATACAACTTTGTATATTGTAGTTACTATGGTAGGAACTGTTATAGCAACATTCACAGTAGGTTCTTGAGTGTCAGTATTGACAGTAGTTGTAGAATCTACCACTGTGCCTATTGCTACTACAGTATCTGTATTAGTAGTTGTTGTACTTATCACACCTTCAAATGCTGTAATAGTAACAACTACAGTAGTGTGCACATTATCATGTGTTGCATCTATATTAGTGACTATGATAGTTGTGACTGTAGTAGTCACTGTTATCCTAGCAATATCAATGCTAATAGGCACAGAATAGCTATCATATACAACATTCAGCAGTTTATATTGTAATCCAGTATACGCTAGGATTGAGGTGATAGGGTTATAAGTATATGTTGATATTAGATAGTACCACAGCCTATCAGAAGCAGTAGAGTCTCCATGTGTAACATTTATTACAGTACTAGCTACACCATAAGTTGTATCTATTACTCCTGCATACTCTACATAAAATGCTGTATTTGAGTATATAGAACATTGCAGTGTTCCATCTATGAAAGTGTTTTTACCATAAGATATGTAATTATTACATTGTTCTACTATTGTACTAGTACTAGCAGATAGTAGTGAGATAACAGGGAGATCAGTCTTGAGATGCTCAATAGCAACTTTTGTTAATAATACATTAGCATCTGATGTATTATCATTTAGCAACCTCATATCACTAACAGCAGTACTTAGTATATCTTCTGCATTATATCCTAATAGATTAAATATGGGTCTTAGAGTTACAACATCTACAACTACTTCTTCAAGGAATTTTCTACTCTCATCTAATCGACTTCCTAGCCAGCCACCAATACCACAACATCCCATAGTATTATACTTATGAGATAGTTAATGAGAAAGCACTGCTTTGAGCACTTGATAGATCTGGAGAAGTAGTTTTAGAATATGTTATAACATGTAGTCCTGTAGTCATAGCAGTATTAGGTGTTAATGTACCTGTACTTGATGAGTATGTAGCAGCTGTTGTAATGCCATTAACATATAATGTAAAGGTACTTGTACTTCCAGTACCTACACTGAATCCTGGGGTAGTATCAGTAGTAGTTACAGCACTTGAGAATGCAGCCAGTACTGTATCATAGTAAGATACTATAGGACTTGGTGTAGTTGTTACCCCTGCTTCTCCTAGTGGATTATCTGGCAGTGTAGTTTGAATTTCTGTCATTATTCCTAGAGACACCATTGCACTCTTAGTAACGTTATCTATAGGATTGACTTTAATAGTATCAGGTATGGAATTAGCATCTTGTGCTACAGAGTATGCTACAGACCAGCTATCTAGCATTTGCTTAAGAAGTTTCTGCTTAGCATCATCATCAAAACCTTTAGTTTGTCGTACAATTAGAGCTGTCTTTTGAGCTTCTGTAAGAGTAGTTGCCATAGTATTGAATATACTTGCTTCATATGTTGACATACTAGTACCGCTAGTTTGTAGTGTCTTAGTCTTAATGTCTCCAACCTTTTTTGTACCAGCAATTACTTCTGCATCTGTAGAAATGTAGTATGTGTAGATATAACTAATATTACCATTCTTTAGTCGTTCTGCTAGTTCTTGCTGATCCTTAATAAGTAAATCTTTAACAGCTGTATCCTCTGCTATTTTAGTTTGACTTTCTACACTTGCAGCTTGTCGTTCAATCATAGGTTTCTGCATTACATATACTACTGCTTGTGTCATTGCAGTCTGCAGTGCTCCTAGATAGATCTGAGGGTATGTATCACTACTGATACGTTTAGCTTTGTACTCTACTTGTAGGTGGGATACCACAGCCTTCATTAGTTCATCAAATACACCAGTACCTGTAACAGCATTAGTACCTTCTGTTAAGTCTGTAATCACGATATCAGTCATTGCAGTTATAGCCATATGTTTCTCCTTAGTATATATTAGTGTACTCCTAAGAGTACACTATATTTACTTTTCAATATCTTCATATGATATATTATACTTACGAACTGATGTTGGAATCTTATTCCCTGTACGCCTACCATCAATAATTTCATCTTTATGTAATGTGATAGTAGTGTTTTTTGCAATATCAATTAGGCATTGCTCAAGTTCTACTGGAACATCTAAAGGTACGATCTTACTTAGACCAAAGTGTTGATTCTCCATGCTTAGGTAAGCTGTGGTAGTCCATTCACTCTCTTGCTTATCATTACTTGATAGAGTAACAATTCTTGTAGCCATAGCAGCTTCTCGTGATTTAGCAATCAATGTACGCATTTGTACTTCAGCACTTATCTTAGGACCTTTAGATACTGGAGTAGTTACTTCATCCTCATCTTCATCTGGTTCATCATCAATAGACTTTACCAAGTCACCTGCAGCCTGACTCTCGAAGTAGTCTTCAATCTTTTGTGCTAACTTAATAGTACCAATCTTATTACTGTATACGATTCCTAGAACATCTGCTTCCGCTTTGAGTTCTTCTATTGTCTTATCCATTGTGTAAGTCCTTATGGGTTATTTACTTTATTGTCAGTTCTCCCGAAGGAGAACACCTTATGCTGAAGCAGCAACTAGTACTTTGAGAAGTTTCTCTGGTTGGAGGATGATTCCAGCATACCACATTGTGTATGAGAAGAAACCATTAGTTCCAAACGGATTAGTCAACTCAATCTTATCAGGAGACTGTGAGTTAAACGAAATCTTATTATACCCTTTTAGACCTACAGTAGCAAATGCACCTTTAGTTGGGAACAAGATAGGGAATACGTCAAACTTACCACCAGAACCGATAGTACCCGTATAGCTCAATGTACCAACATATGATGTAGGAACAGTTGCACCTTGCTGAGTATAAACAACAGCAGACTCTGACTCAATGAAACGAACATCATGCATTGCACCAACTTCACCTTCAGCTAGGTTACTTGCACCAGCATACTTGTAAGCAGGAATATAAGCAAACTCAGTTGAGTATGTTTGTCCACGAGTCAATGCTTCAAGGTCAAATTTAACCTCTGGTCCAATGATAGCATAGAATGCTTTATTGATAGTACGAGTATCAATCATGGTAGAACCTTCTACAACAGATGTATTCTTCTCAGCACGGTTACGAACTAGTTTACGAGCAGCTTTACGTACAAGATCATAACTAATACGATCAACAGCATCCAATGAACCATCAGCGATAGCACTTCCACCAACTGAACCAACAACAGTAGCAACACCAGAATACATTACATTGGTAGTACCAAGCATATCCAACTGGATCAAGTCTTCTGCACGACGATTAGCTAGACGACCTAACTCTTCACGGTAACGTACTTGAATAACATCTTCAGAGAACATTGTGACTTCATCAGTAAAGTCTACCATCTCACCATAACGAGCAAACGATGCTTCCATAGTAATCTTCTTGATACTACGTTTGTTAGTAGCTCCAGCACCTTCTCCAAGCTTAGCACCTGAACCATCTACAGCAGTCAAACCAGCAGTAACGTCTGCAATGTTACGAGCAGTCAAATAACCTTTAGCAGCAAAACTACCATCAGTCAACTCACGGTCATAGATATGTAAGAACTTAGAGATCTTAAATGTCTTACCCATATTCAATGGCATAAACTTACTGTCAGCCCATTGTGCATATACATTCACTTCATTAGCAGCTTTTACACCTGCCTTGTCATAATAATGTACAACTGTATTAGCTCCTGCAGTTGCAGTAGTTGTACCATTCCCATAAATATTTGTTGCCATAATATATCCTTATTTGTTGCCTATACGGCTTTTATACCATGAATCAAAATCTTCATCATTATCGTCTAGGTAGTTAATAACATCTCGTTTACCAGCCATAGACTTGGTTGGAGATGCTGCCTTACGTTTACTGGACATATCTTTAATCTCAGTTTGACGTTTATCACTTGCTACTACTTCTTTCATCTCAGGTTCTTTTACTTCCTGTTTAGAAGATAGGTATGCATTCACTGCTTGTTGGTAGTATTCTAGATCACTTACAACTTTACTTCCTCGTACTGAGTCCATAGTCTTCATCTTCATTGCCATAGGGGCTACAATACTGTAACGTCCCATCTTAATCTCTTCATGAAGACCTTTGATCAGTTCTGGATTACTCGCCATCTGTCGTCTAGATTCACTATCCCAAACTTCATCTACCACTTTAGCAGTGATAGTATACTCAGGATCAGATGAGATATAATTTACAACATCTTCTATTGCTAATGTAGTCTCATCTTTTCCATACTGTTTAGGCTGATAAGCTTCTTTACTATCTGTGTCTAATTCGAGAGGATCAACCTGTGTTCGTTTTAGCATTTCTGTAATAGCAGACTTATCACCTTTCAGTGCATCAATCATAAGATTAACATCAGCTTCACCTAGACCTTGATCTTTCAAGGCACTGATAGTCTTACGCCAAGGAGCAATCTCTTGCATCTTCTTGGTATAGTCCATAGCTTTAGGTGCTAATGCTTTAAGCTCATCTACAGTGAAGTCAAACTCCATGTCATTAGCTTTTACCTTATGTGTACTTACTGCTTTCTGTTCTGACTTCTCTTTAGTAGTTTCAGGTTGGTCTTTATCAGACTCTTCTTCTACTTCAGTATCATCTTCTTCTGTACTAACAGTTTCTTCTTCATCGGAGTCCTCAGTTTCAGCTGTTTCCTCTGGTTGTTCCGATTCCATACTTGCCCGTAACTCTGTGAAAGAAGGTTCATCATCTTCTCTCCAGATACGCTCCATCTCAGGATCTACTGCCATAAACTCGTTATCATCGTTTGTTTCATTAGCCATAGTACCCTCCTTACTCTACAATAGAAGTATCCATTACATTAGGACCTTCCATATCTTCTAAGTCAGCCTTAGCTCCTGCACCTAGTTGTCGAATCATAAACACATAGTATTGAAAGTTACTAATAGCAACTAGGTCTTCCATTACATCACCACGTTGTCCTTGAGACTTTACACTTGGATGTGCTAGCATGCTTACACTATCTAATGCTTTGTCTTTGATATACCCCTCAAGTACAATTGCTTTATAGTCTGCATTACGTTCTAGACGTTCTAGTGCGTCTAACTTATTAGCCCAGTAGCTAACATCTGTCATTTCTAATTCAGTTGGTTCCATTACGGTTCTCCAGTTATTGATTTGTAGAATGAGTTTTGAGACTTCTCTTAGGTCATACTTAATGCAATCTTACACTATTATTAGTATGATTGTCAAACTACTACTTCTTAGGTTTCATTTTAGCTAGTCCATCTTTATGCATATTAGACATTGCTTGTTGATCCATTGCACCTCTTTGTTGGAAGTCCATCTTCTCCATCTCATGCATCTTATCAGCACCACTCTCCTTCTCTAGGAAGTTGAGGTCTGTCATGTCAGCAGAAGAATGAGTAGCTCTTGCTTTAGCTTGATCCAGATTAGCTTTAGCACTTTTCACTTGCATATCTACACCATTCTCTTGTGCTCTTGATTGTCTCTCAGCTATCTCAGCTTGTAGTTTAGACATCTCTAACTGTTTAATTTGCTCAGCATATGGATCTGGTTGTGGTTGGAAGTTCTCAATACGTTTAGCTAGATCTGGCATCTTGTGCAGTCTTGCTATCTCTGCTAGGATTACATTATGCAGTCCAGGATCCATTCCTTGTGCAGTAGTTTGTAGCATAAAGCTTAACTCTTGTGCTTTAGCAGAATTGTCTTCACTAGTAGATACTTCAATATCAATATCTATCTGTCCCATAAGATCATCTTTCTTTATGGTTACAAACTCTTCATTTGTAATACGCATTACTTGTTCCTCATCTAGGAACTCTGCATTGTATCCCATCCATTTACGTAGTAATGGTTTGATCATATTCTCACTGACATTACGTACAATATCAAGTCTTCGTACTGCAGTAGCATCTAATGCACCTCTAGCACCTGTAGCACTGCTTCCTAGAGAGTTACCACTGATTCCTTGGCTGAAGCTTTTAACACCTGTCATAGACTCTGCT